AAGATTGAGTTTATTGCTAGATATGCAGACGGGACTGATCCTGCCTGTTTCCCAGAGGTAAAAGAATAGGACGCAAGTAGGACGACGCGGAACGGATCGTTCATTCGCTATTTGCAAATAGCGAACGCAAACGCCGCCCGAAGGAACGGGATTTAACCGTCTCATTTCTTTGGAGAAAATCAAATGGCACAAGTCGTATACCGTGGCACTGCTTATGACACCGAAGTTCGTAAGCAGAATCAAGAACAACAGCAACCTCAACAGCATAACGAAGTTTATCGTGGCGTAAAGTTCGTTAAGGAGGATAAGTGATGCAGAAACTCAATGCGCTTCAACTCATTAAAGAGAAGAAGCAGAAAGAGGATCGTCGTCACGCAGCAGCACTAGCACAACTAGTTGGTGCGGGAAAATGATTTCATTGATTGCTGGAATTTGCGCTGGATCAACAGCTTTTATCATTCTCATTTATGCAGAAATATTGCTGTTGAGTAAGTAATGGATTACCACTATCACTGGGATGATATGGATAAAGATAATAGAGCACCAGCTTGTTATCAACTTACATATCGTGGTTGCAAGTATTGGTCTTGTTACCGAATACATCTCAGAGAGTGGTTTGAGCAAGTTTTACTGGTAGATCCGATCTATAACAAGAGGTCTTGACGACCTCTTTTTTTTATGTTATTATGCAATAGTGTGAAGGAAGTGCGAAAGGGAGGACTTACGTTCTCCCTTTTTTTATAACTAGTGTGTAGTGATTTTTTTAAGTCTATGGATAGAACAACCTTAAAACAAATAGTTCAACAGTTGAAATCTATTGTAGATGTATTAGAATCGGAAGTGTATTCTGACCCAGAATCATACAAAACATCAGTAGATCTGGACAAACTTCCAGGTTTTAAAGCAACGTACTCTACGACAAATGATGACGATGGAATCCCCGATTAAAAAAGAGAGTCTTTATCAGCAAAATTCATCCACTGATAATGATTGGAGATATTCTGATGAAAGAATGTATCTTAGAGCAGAAACTTTTAGAGCATTAAAACACTATCTTGACGACTATACTCGACAAGTTTATGAATTTTGTGATGTGTGGGTAAGTCAGGGAAACAAGGACTGTACAAACATCGACAAGTATTTTAGAATGTATTTGATTGAGGAGGGATGCAATGTATGAAGACCTAGATTGCTTTGAAAAAGCACTAACACATTTTGGTACAAGAGTTGATGTCATTATCGCCATGGAAATGGGTGATAAAATTGATTCTGAAACTGCGTATCAGATGATTAAAAAAGAACTTAAAGAAGTAAAAAAGATTCGTAAACAGTACAAAGAACTTGGTTGTGAGGAATGTTGAATGAGTAAAGTTAAATTTGTGCAATGCACTCCTGATCCTGAGGAGAACATGGCGTACATTGCGCGTGTATCTAATCCAAATAATCAAGACAACCCTTCCTTTGAGGGTCTCTTGAAGTATTGCATTAAGCATGAGCACTGGTCTGTCTTTGAGCAGGCATACATGACTCTTGAAATTAACACTACCAGAGCAATCGCGGCTCAGATTTTGCGCCACCGTTCATTTACATATCAAGAGTTTTCCCAGCGGTATGCTGATACTAAACTTCTTGAACCAGTAGAACTGCCACAACTTCGCCGTCAAGACGATAAGAACCGTCAGAACAGTATTGATGATCTGGAACCAGAAGTAATTGATAAGTTGCAGCGACAGATGCAAACTTTGTTTAGTTCATCGTTTGCTCTTTATAATCAAATGCTTGAACTGGGAGTTGCAAAAGAATGTGCTCGTATGGTTCTTCCTCTTTGCACCCCAACTCGAATCTATATGACTGGCTCATGCCGTTCATGGATTCATTATATTAACCTCCGTTCTGCCCATGGTACTCAATTGGAACACATGGAGATTGCTGAGGAATGTAAAGCACTATTCTGCGAACAATTCCCCACTGTCTCAAAGGCACTTGACTGGCAGTAATAAATAACAACGTTATATTATAAGCAAATGGCAACTTACCCCGTAAGAAATAAACAAACTGGTGAACAAAAAGAAGTTGTGATGAGTATTCACGACTGGGATCAATGGTTAGTTGATAATCCTAATTGGGAGCGTTATTACACTCCAGACAATGCACCTTGTCTTGGTGTCGAGATGGGCGATCCTTTCAGTAAGATGTACACCAAACACCCAGGATGGAAAGATGTAATCAGTAAGGCAAAGAAACAACCAGGAAGTACACTCAAACACTACGACTAATCAATGCCAAGAAAAGCAAAAGCAGGTATCACAACCAACCCTGTCCCTTTCGGTATGAGTAATAAAACAATGAAGAGAAAGAAGCCAATCAATCTTGACTACATGAAGAAGATTGAACCGCTTACTGAAAACCAGGAGAAGTATTTTGAGAGTTATAAGTTAGATAAAAACCTGGTTGCTTATGGTTGTGCTGGAACGGGTAAGACATTTATCACACTCTACAATGCAATCAAAGAAGTTCTGGATCCCAAGTCCCCTTACGAAAAAATTTATATCGTTAGGTCTCTTGTCGCTACCCGTGAAATTGGTTTTCTTCCTGGTGATCATGAAGACAAATCTTCACTCTATCAGATTCCCTACAAGAATATGGTGAAGTACATGTTCGAAATGCCAGATGACGCGGCATTCGAAATGTTGTATAATAACCTGAAGGCACAAGGAACGATTAGTTTCTGGAGTACCTCATTCATTCGTGGAACCACCTTCGACAATGCTATCATCATTGTTGATGAGTTCCAAAACTTGAACTTCCACGAATTGGATTCCATCATTACCAGAATTGGTATTGATTCCAAGATCATGTTCTGTGGTGACGCAACTCAAACAGACTTGGTAAAGCAGACAGAAAAGACAGGCATCATGGACTTCATGAGAATTATCCAAGCAATGCCTTCCTTTGATGTTGTTGAGTTCCAAGCAGAGGACATCTGCAGAAGTGGTTTGGTGAAGGAATACATCATGGCTAAATTACAACTCGGTTTATGACCTTTGAACATGTAAACATTGAGATCCCCACACTCAGTAGGGTGTTGATTGATGGAACTCGTTATTACGACACCCCCAGTGGGGAGAAGTTACCATCAATTACCTCTGTTATCTCCTGGATTAAGAGAGATTTCTTCAAAGGTTGGAGAGAGCGTGTTGGTGAAGATGAAGCAAATAAGATTACCAAGGCTGCAACTAGTCGTGGTACTGATATGCACACCTTGACAGAGAACTATCTTCTCAATCAAGAACTTCCTGAGGTTCAACCTCTATCTCAATTCCTGTTCAAACAAGCAAAGCCAACTCTGAATCGTATTGATAAGATTCATGCCATTGAAGCTCCTCTTTATGGTTTGGAGTTGGGATTGGCTGGAACTGTAGATTGTATTGCTGAGTTTGATGGTGAACTCGCCATCATTGACTTCAAGACTTCAAAGAAACCCAAGCCTCGTGAGTGGATTGATGATTATTTCATTCAATGTGCAGCTTATGCCTGTATGTTATTTGAATTAACTGGTATAATGGTTAAGAAGTTTGTTATTATCATGTCCTGTGAGGACGGAGAGTGCGTGGTTTATGAAGAGCGAGACAAAGGAAAGTACATCAAGCTTCTCCAAAAATATCATAGAGAGTATCTTGAATCCAAGTTACAAGAATATGCCTGAATCAGAAGAGCAAAACCTAGAGGAACTCCTAGAGAACAAATTCTATTGTTCTAAGAGGTTCACAGAAGAGATTGAAAAGATTGCTCACTCTGAAGGTGGGATGAGTTATATTGATGCCATTGTGCATTTCTGTGAGAAAAACAATATCGAAGTGGAATCTATCCCCAAATTGATCTCCAAACCTTTGAAGGAGAAACTGAAAGCAGAAGCTATGGAGTTGAATCTGCTTCGTCGTACATCTCATGCTAAACTTCCTTTATGATTCCTAAAGTGACACCTTTTGAAACCTACAAAGCATATCTAGGACTCAAGAATCACTTTACGAAGGCAAAGTATGACTATCACAAATACTGTGGTAAGTCACGAGCCACAATCAATTCTTTCTACAAGAGAAAGGATAGGTTTTGGTTTGAGAAACTGAGCCGCCAAAAAGATGATAAGGAAGTTGTTGATTTCTTTGTAGCTAATTTCGTATCCTGTGTTGATCCACAAACTCTCTGGATTGGAGAGATGATCAAGACAGGAGAAACAAACTTCACAGATTGGAAGAAGAAGATACAATCTCTTTCTTATCACTTCAAATCTGAAACGGAAACACTCTTCGATGGAAAGAATTTTGATTCCATATTTTCTATTGAAGGAACAAAACATCCTGATATAATAAAGGAACACCTTCAGGATAATGTTTCACTTGAGACATTGGTTCTGTTGGAAAAGATCTTAGGGTTCAAGAAGAACTTCGATAAGAAACTCCAAGATCCCGTGTGGGAATTCCTCTCGATGCGAATGGAGAAGTATTCTCCCTTTCTAAATATCGATGTATTTCATTATAAAAAGATCCTTAAGGAG